CCCACTGTATATACAGTGGTCCTGGCGGTACTGCTGCCGAGGGAGGCCCCCATGCACCCGATTGCCCTGTTCACCCTGACCCCGCGCCAGATCACGATCCTGGCCCTCGCTGCGCTAGCGGTGGCCGCGGGCGTGATCACCTACGTGATCCTGGAAGCCCACGGCGCGGCGCCGCACGGCGGCCTGGCCGTCCACCTGCACACGGCAAAGCGCCTGATCCTGGCGGCGTCCAGCCCAGGTGCCCGGTATCACTCGTGACCCGGCATGACCGGCCGCTCGGTGACGTCGCCGTGCCCAGCACCGGCATGCGCGACTTCGACGGCGGCTGGCCCGATGTGACGGTGACACCCACCCTGGACGGCCAGGACTTCCACGGCGACACCAGCCTGCCCGGCAAGCCGGACAGCTAAGCAGGGCTGGAGTTCGCGGTCCCCGCCCCCAGCCCGGGCACGCCAGCAGCGGTGTACGGCGGGTACGGGGGCGGGACCGGGTCGCTGATGGTGGCCAGCCGGGCCCAGCCCCCGGTGATCAGGTTGGGCACGGATTTGCCGTCTGCCCAGAAGCCCTGGCCGGGCGAGACCGGCGGGCGCGGGCCTGCCTGCGTCCACTGCTTCAGCGGCTGCAGGGCTACCATGTGCACCGGGATGCCCGGCGGGTAACTCACGCGGTTCAGCGTAACCTGCTGATCATGGCGCGTCACCACAAAGGCGAGGGGTCCGCCCCGTGCGGCGGCAGCAACCGCGACGGCACACCGTGCGGGAACAGCGAGATCCTGGGCCTGGAGTTCTGCCTGCACCACGTGCCCGACGACATGCTGGAAGAGGCCGAGGAATCGACCGGCATGATGCGCTGCCGCCACCGGTTCACCGAGCCGGACGCCTGCCGGTACATCGCGGTCAACGGCACCGTCCCGCCGCGGTGCAAGGTGCACGGCGCCAATCAGGGCAGCTACCAGCGCAAGCTCGCGGCTGGCCGGCAGGTCGAGGCCAGCGTGCAGGAGCACCTGGGCGAGATCATGTCCGAGCACGCCAGCGCGCTGGAGCTCGCCGAGCCGGTCGAGAACCCGCTGACCGAGCTGCTGGCCCTGGCCGGTGAGGTGAAGGCGCTGAAGAACGTGCTGCGCAAGATGGTCGGCAAGATCAAGCTCGAAGAGTGGCGCTACAGCCGCGGCACGGTCGGCGAGCAGATCCGGGCCGAGATCGTGCTGTACGAGCGCGCCACCGAGCGGCTGACGTCCATGCTGGTGCAGATCGCCAAGCTGAACATCGAGGATGCGCTGGCCCGGATCAAGGCCGAGCAGGTGAGCCGGATCGAGCGGGCTCTGCAGATCGCGCTGGCCGCCTCGGACGCCACGGTCGAAGGCCAGGACACCGCCCGCCAGGTGCTGCTCCGTGAACTTACCGGCGCGGGGTGACAGACTAGCCGGGTCCTCAACCCGCGGAGGCGCACGCGATGCTAGGGCACGAGCAGCGACTGGAATCCAAGCTCGACCAGGTCCTGGTCGCCGTGGCCTCGCTCACCCGGAAGGTGAATCACCTCATGAGCGAAGACGCTGCCATCGAGGCCGTAGTCCAAGACGAGTCCACCCAGATCGCCAACCTCACCCAGGTCATGACCGACACGAAGACCCTGGTGGACAAGCTGGTGTCCGAGATCAACGCCGGGACCGCGTCGGTGTCCGCGCAGACGATGCAGGACCTGCAGAACGTGCAGGCCCAGCTCGACTCTGCGGTGGCCGGTGCCCAGTCCCAGCTCGCGGCCGAGCAGGCCGAAGACCCGGCGGCCGCACCGCCCGCGGACGCGCCGCCAGCTCAGTGACCGGCGCCGCGGGTGGCTGCTGACCCTGTCCTCGCGGCGGTCGCTGACCGCCTGTCGAGCGGGAAGGCCGACCCGCGGCTGGCGTGGTACCGCAAGGCCCGGCCCGAGCAGCGGCTGCCCGGCGGCCAGTGGAGAATCATCTACTGGCAGGGTGGCCGCGGCTCGGGCAAAACTGCCTCGGGGGCTGGCGGGCTGGCCGACTGGGTGCTGGCCGACACCGATGGTGAGGGCGAGTACGGGATCATCGCGCCCACCTACGCCGACGCCTGGACCAAGTGTGTCGAAGGCGAGGCCGGGATCCTCCAGGCGCTCGGCACGTCGATGTCCGAGATCAAGGACCACCGGTCAATCACGGTCCGGTCGGCGTGGCGCACCTACGGCCAGGTGATCCTGCACAACGGCGTGATCATCTACGTGGACTCCGCGGCTGAGGGCGGGCTGCGGATCCAGGGCCGCAACCTCAAAGGCGCGTGGGCCGACGAGATCGGGCTGTGGGAGAAGTGGGAGACAGCCTGGAAAGAGTCGCTGGTCTACGCGGTCCGCAAGGGCCGGGCCCAGATCATCGCCACCGGCACGCCCAAGGCCAGCCGCCCGGCGCGCAAGCTGATCCGCACGCTGATCCGCAACGATCCCGAGCACGGCGGCGTGGTCATCCGCAAGCTGAAGACGATCGACAACATCGCCAACCTGTCCGAGACGTTCGTCCGCGCGGTGATCGGCGCGGCCAAGGGCACCCGGCTGGAGAAGCAGGAGCTTGAAGGCGAGCTGCTGGACGACGTTGCCAACGCGCTGTGGACCCGCGACCAGATCGACCTGATCCGGTGCGGCGGGGTCGGCCAGGACGGCGGCCCGTCCCACCTGCTGACCACCTACCTCGGGGTAGACCCGAGCGACGGCAACGAGGACTCCGACGAGCAGGCGTACACCGTGGTCGGCAAAGGCCCGATCGATGACGGGCACATCTACGTGGCCGAGAACTGGGGCGGCCAGGAGGCACCCGCGGCGTTCGCCAAGCGGTGCGTGCGCAAGGCGCTGGAATGGAACGCCACCATCGTGGTCGAGAAGAACCACGGCGGCGCCTGGCTGACCGAGGTCTTCAAGCAGGCCCAGAAGGACATGGGCACCGGGGTCCGGGTCATCGAGATCCACGCCAGCCAGGCGAAGCGCACCCGGGCCGAGCCGGTGAGCCTGATGTACGAGCGGTACGCCCCGGACGGGCGGCCGCTGGTGCTGCACTGCCACCGGGCCGACAAGCTGCCGTGTGACTGCGAAGACGGCCAGCACCCCTACCACCTGCGGTCCGACGACAACATGCCCGAGCTCGAAGACCAGATGGCGACCTTCACCGGGGCGGCTGGCGAGCGCAGCCCGGACCGGCTCGACTCGCTGGTCTGGGCGGCCACCCGGTTCCTGAAAGAGACGTTCGGCCCGGCCACCCCAGGCGGCGCGCGGCGGTGGGCTGACCAGGCCGAGCTCGACATGGCCGGCAACGGCACCAACGATCACAAGCTGCGCAGGCGCCTGTCCGAAGCGCACGGAGGCGCCTATGATCAGCGCAACTGGGACCTGGAAGACTTCGCCCCGCAGCATGACCAGCCCCTGGAGGGCGGCAAGCGCGGGAACGTGAAGCACTGGCGTTAGGGAGAGGCGCACCTATGGCCAGCAGGCGTGACGATGCCACCGTGGCCAAGATCGTCCAGTTCCCGGACCTGAAGCCCGCCACGCGGCGGGAGGTCCTGGGGCCGGAGATCGGCACGCAGTTCGACATCGGGCAGCGGCTGTTCGCGTACTACGGCCAGGGCGATGTCTTCGACTACGGAGAGTGGACCGCCCGTGACATGAAGGTCATGTTCGCCCGCGACGGCATGTGCGCCGCGGTCGAGCAGGCGCTGACGCTGCCCATCCGCGGCGCCGACCGGTCGGTCCAGCCGGCCAAAGGTGACAAGGGCGAGGCCGCGCTGGTGCACTCGGTGCTGATGACGCCCGACTCCGAGGGTGGCATGCGCACCCCGGTCTCCGAGCTGGTCGGCCAGATCACCAGCGCCCAGGTCTACCGGCGGGCGTTCTTCGAGAAGGTTTTCAAGATCCGCGAGCTGGACGGCAAGGTGGTCTACGACAAGATCGCGTTCCGGCCGGCCGCCACCTGCCAGGCCCGCTACGACGACCGGACCGGAGCCCGGCGCGGGTTCCGCCAGCAGGTCTGGCTGTTCGGCGGGAACCTGATGCTGAGCAAGAAGCAGAAGGTGCCCGGCTACGTCGATATCCCGCTGATCCGCAGCTACGTCTACACCCACGGCAAGCACCGCGAGCCGCTGACCGGCGTGTCCGAGATGGAGGTGGCGTACTGGTGCTACCAGACCAAGATGAAGCTGCTCTACCTGTGGTACCACTTCCTGGAAAACCAGGCCCTGCAGCGGGTGATCGCCTACGGCAATGACCAGCCCGAGGCCAACGCCCGGGCCGACGACATGGCCAGCCTGAAAGGCTCCGGCGTGGTCGGCCTGATCCACCCCGAGAACGGCCAGAAGGCGTTCGAGGTGATCGACTCGAACACCGACGCCGGGAAGTTCTTCATGGATGCCATGGGGTTCCTGGAAGGCTGGCAGACCCACAGCGTGCTGGCCGGTTTCATGGGCCTGACCGGCTCGGCGACCGGCGGCAAGGGCAGCTACGCGCTGAGCCAGGACCAGTCGAGCTTCTACCTGAAGTCCCGCCAGGCAGTCGCCCAGGAGATCGAGGACTCGA